GAATGTTTTTGAAATTGTATGATCGATTTGAGTCGTTAGATGAGATGGAAGAATATTGTTTACAATATTTAACTGATTTTCATTTAATAACAAATAAAGCAAAAATTAATATTAGAAGAAAGAATTATTTATATGATATGGAAAAACTTCAAAGTAGCGAGGGATCAATAATGTTAAATGTTTTGAATTATTTTAAGGTTAAAGCGAAAAGAAAGAAGACGTTTTTTAAATTTTTCGAGAAGAGTGAGTTTGACAAGTATGACAAAGGAAGTGAATTTGAATTTACACAATACTTCATTCCACCGTTTAAAGTAGACAAAGATAAATTAGAGTACTGGGGCAGTAGGGTAGAAAGAGAATGTTTTGTATTTTATTCATTTAAGCCAGCAACAATACTATATTGCATATTATCAACGAGTCAGTTGGATAAAGTGCCAAATATGGTAAGAACAATTTATGAATATTGCTGTTTATGGGATGATGATCCTTTCATAGCATTACAAAAAGGATTTAAAGTAAACAAAGAATCTGGTTTAATCGAATTAAAAGATTCGATAGCTATGATTAGAATACTAACTATGTTAAATTTATTATTAATAGAAATACAATATCCAGAGTTAAGTAATATGCTAGTAGAGTATTGTGATTATCTAATGTTAGATCATCCAGCCGTTCAGATTAAAAAACTAACTGAATACACTAATTCAATTCCAACAACTGCATTTGCATACTCGAAACCATATGTAATACCTGAGTTTGATGGAGGTAAAATAAACGAATCTGTGTCGTGGGAAGACAACTACTTTACCCCTAAAAGGCAAAAAGAATATAATGAAATGATTCAAGGGATTAATAAATTAGGATTGACTATAATGGCGGAGGAGATTAATCGATGTAGAGATTTTTCGGACATGGCTTTTCGTAATCTACAGATAATATTTGGTCTACAGTATGTAAATGGTTATTGTTCAAGTGATAGTTTTAAAGCAACGCTAAGACAAACAGATACTGGCTTGAAAGAGACAATAGATGCATATGGGATTGACGTCAGTAGAGCTAGAAGGCAAGCAGAGGAAGATTGGAAAAACGAAGAATTGAAAAGTCTACCTGGGTATGAAAGAATGAAAGAATGGTATTTTAAGAATGAAAGGTATAAGGTTGACTATATTGAATTAGATAAGTTTAATCGTCAGGGAAATGAAAATTATGATTATGAAAAAAAATTTGTTCGCCAAGTTGATGAGTTAACTAAAGAATTATGTAAGACAGCAGACAGAGAATGCTACATTAATAAAGCAGAGTTATTGTCAGAGTACTACACAATGCAAACTTCAAAATCAGCTGGAGGTATCAGTATATTGATTAAGCCAAAAGACGAAGTCGGAGTGAAATTAAATACAAAATATCAAGTAGCTCCTTTTTTCATTGATGCTATTAGTGAGACCAACAACGTATTGAAAGTTAAAAGACCGATGTCAACTGGGAAAAGGACAGTACCAGGAGCCAAACTTGAAAGAACCATTTTCAATGTTGCTTTACCGGATTATGTGTATTCTCATGCTGTATATAAGATATTAACCAATGCGATGCAAAAATGTCCTGGTTTTCAAGATGTTACTGGAGATTATTTTAAAGATCACCTTGTTTTGTTTGAAATGACGACACGTCCAGGTAATCTAGTTATATGTATAGATGTTAGTAATTGGGATTCACGACTAACGGATGATAAGCGACAAGCATTTACAAATGCATTAAATATATTAGATGTAAAATTCATGGAAGATGGAACTACAGTTGGAGATATTCAGAAGATTATTAATAGTAAGAACTACAGAGTACCGTTAATCATCCATGATCATAAAAACAACCGCTCTGTAATAGTATTTAGTAGTAGCATGAAATCCGGCGAACTGTTAACATCAACAGAAAATTCAATTATTAACATGGGAGTAGTTAAAACAGCACATAAGATGATAAACATTAATAATATAACTGACTTAAGAAATAAAGAAACTGATAAAACAAAAGGGGATGATGGATTAGCAGCGTATACAGTAAATCAATTCAAGGAGGAGAATATTAATGGAAGAAGGATAGTTACCTATTCAAACGATGTTATACGTCAGATGGATAAAATAAGTCAAATATTCGCTTTGACATATGATAACTTAAGGCTAAAGCAAAATATGAGTAAAGGAGGTATAGACAATATGAGAGCAAACTACTTAAAGAAATTTATAATTACAGGATATATATTCTACAATGTACGTGTGCAACTATTTTGTACGGAACTAGCTCTAACCGTTAAAAGAGTTGATTATTTAACAACTATTGTGTCTAAAGCAAGACTGATGATAGAGAGAGGAGGTATAAGCGAAGTATTGTATAGACTAGTTCTAAATTTAATTATAGTTGCATTTCCAATTAAAATAAAAGAGAAAGTTATGAAGTATGGTGTGCAGTCATTTATAATACCGTTATTTAGCACAATGGCATTAAGAATAGAAGACGGTGGAATCAACTTCCCTGTAACACAATCAATGTTTATCGTTCCAAACTCAGCTATTATGGCAACATTAAGACTAAAAGAAGAACTAGTGTACACAAAAAAGTTTAAGGATATAATTAAAAGGTACAGATATTGGTATGAAAGTGCAATAGACAGTGACTATTCGGATAGAATTGTAAATTTAATAATCTCAAAGAAATACGACTATTCTGTAAGAGGTAATTATGACTTAAAACCAAATTTAAACCTAAATGCATTTAACGCTACATTAGATTCGGAGAGACTAGATAAAAGTGATATTTCGTATAAAAAATTAAATAAGAAAGGAATCAAAATTTCAAAAATGCTAAGATATACAACACGATTATATAGATATTTTAATATTAGCTTAAAAGGATCAAATTTAAATGTAACAAATAACATAATGAAGCTTGAGTATGTAAATAGAACGAGAGATGTTTTACAACAGTTAGAGGGTAGAGTTAACGATAATCTGGTTGATAAATTACTTGATACAATTCATATCAAGATATTAGATGAGGAATTTAGTGAAACCAATACTCCAAATGTGGCTATTGGTTCAGGATATTTGTATAGAAAACTACTACAGATATTAGGATATGCTTCAGCTAATAAAATTACTCCTCTAAATTTAGTTGCTTTACAGAAAATATTAAACCGAGACAAACGAGGGCCAAAAGATATAAGAGCAGAGGTAATACTTAAGAAACTTTTAGATCCATATTATTTGTTTAGTAAAACTAATCTCGAACTATTACTGCAAACAATTGGCTATTCCACAGATATAGCTGACGATCTACTCACAGAATTAAACGGAAAAGCAATTTATTATGCTATGGTGGAAGAAGCAAGTTATTCATATATGTCCGAAACTTTAATCTTAAGTGATTTAAGTGAGGGCAACTTGTCGAGATTTATAACAGTTGAGGTAACGCACGGATTAATACAACCTTTTTTACTGGCTATTGGATTATTCTATTTAATTGAGAATATACATAATAAGATTTATCGCAAGATTCTAATAACTTATGATCGAGAAGCAGTTTCAGACATTCTACTTAGATATGGGTATAAGGCTTAGATTTAAAAT